CTGTGGTGCGCTGCACCTACGGCACCAACGCGGTGACCGTTCGCATCAATGATCGAGGTCCGTTCGTTAATGGCAGGACCATTGATCTTTCTCGTGCAGCATTTGCCCGACTGTGCGATGTGGATAAAGGGCTCATCAAAGTAAACATCGAGATAAAAGAACACAAATAATGAGAGCAATCATCGAGACGAGAGGAATAAGGACAGGTAGCAGCAAATACACACGCCCCAGCAAATACGTTGCGGTTCAGCTGGTGCCTGATGGAGTGGAGCCACTGACTGCACTGCGCAGTGATGTGGCAGCGAAGCGTGGCATACAGATCATCCATTGCGGTGAGTATTACTGGAACAGCCTCGGGCCGCGCTCAATGTATGCAAAGGCGATGGCTAAGGCTAAGGCGATTGTCGCTGAGCACAACGGTAAATAAAACTGTGCGGAGATTGTGCGGAAGAGTGTCAGTCTCTTTAGCCATCACGCTACCAACGGTCGTGCACAGGTTTCAACCCTGTGCACGATTAAGCTCAGGTGGTTGCTCCTCTGTTTTTATCACTTGAGGAAGTGACAGGCAGGGGGCGACCACTTTGGCATTCTTAGCATACGCCCTGTGGATAGCAGCTGAGTTGTGACCGAGAGCCACCATTGCCAGCCGTTCGGGGATGCCCATCTCAAACGCACGTTCAGCCCACGCATACCGATAACTGTGCAGGGTGACACCTTCGATTCCCACCCGCTTGCATGCTCTTCGAAAGATGCCAGCTCGATCCTTGCTCTCAAGCTTCTGTATGCCGGGGAGGAAGTATCCAGTGCTCCTGCCACATGCAGCTGAGTGAAGGCTGGTGAGCAGTTCCTCAGACACACGCAGTGCTGCACGCTGACCTGTCTTCTGCCGGTGGTATTCAATCACGTTACCTTCCAGCTTCTCAATGCGGAACGAGGCAGCGTCAGCCTGTGCTGCACCTGTCTCCCATAGTACCTGAAGGAAGAGCTTCCAACGCCACGTGCGCAGGTTTGAAACCAACATGCGGTGTTCAGCCTCGGTGATGGCACGCTTCTGTTCCTTATGAATTTTGGGCCAGTGTTTCTTTGGCAGGATGTGGTGACCGATGGCTCCGATGTCCAGTGCCAGCGTCTGTAATGCTGCCAGATATACCTGTGTCATCTGCCCTCCTTTTTGGATTAATTCCAGAAAGTCTGAGCCCGTGGTGTCAGCTACCGGCATGCGCTTGAAGTCATGCCACCTCTTCTGTTTGAACTCGTTAAGCTTCCTGTCCTTTGTGGCCTGCTTGCCGTTGGCGCAGAAGATTTGTATGAGATTATCCCAAGTCATTTGCTTACTCATCGTGATGCCCTTTATGGTTTTTATTGTTGCATTGGTTTACTGTGATGCGTAGCTTCGGCGTTGCTTACTCGCAACAAACGCACGCTTAGCTCAGTGGTAGAGCACTGCCTTCACACGGCAGGTGTCGCAGGTTCGAACCCGACAATTATTCACGGTGACGTGACACTTTCGGTTAAGCTTTGAACGATTTAAGTGTGGCGATCCGTGCTGAATCTTCCTAATATAAATAGCGTGATCAACAACTACCAACCTGTTACCCTTTCTGGACACGCTTCCGCTTACCTTTTGGAGCTGGCGAATCTTTGGGGAATGGCTCCCAGCGAGGCGTTAAATTACCTAATCGCTGCTGCTCCAGATGTTCCTTTTCAATCCAGTAGTTTATCAGATCAGTCTTCGAATACAAACTAGCTGCTGACAGTTGGTTAAGCTTTTCAACAACATCTCTGTGCAAGTAAAAGGTCTGAGACCTTTTGTTGGGGTCGCGTCTTTTATTCGGGTCAGTCTCGTGGCTCATATGGTTCTTTTCTCGGTTACGTGATGCACCCCCAACCTGCCACACTGGAAATTATATTCAATTATATTTTGAAATTGACGCAACCAACACACAATGTTACTGTGTCATTACACAGCACAACACAACACAAAACATCTATGAGCACCGAACAGACTACCAAACGAAAACACCGCCTTATAATTGTAAACAAAACCACCCACTCAAGAGTCAAGCGATACGCTAAGAGTCTCGGGGTCACGATGCAGCAAGCAGCGAACAAGCTAATCAGGGAGGCATTAAAATGAATGACGCTGAACTAAGGGACTCAGCACTGTGCCGTTTCGGGAAAGAGTTTCCTGAGAAATTTAATGCCGGCATGCGAGAGCACAATCCGGATGGCACTAATGGGATGATGAGGATGACGGTTCCTCAGCTTATCACCGCAGCGAGAGAAGAAGTGTATGACCTCATGTCCTACCTCGAAGCACTCGAAAAGAAATTTCATGCAGCTGAAGCTGCGATGGAAATGAGAAACAACAACACAAAACAATAGAAAGAAGAACAAGAAATGTTCATAAGCAACGAAACTAAAGCATCAAAAGACTTCCAACCCCACCCCAAAGGTCCAGCCAGAGGAGTGTGCGTGGAAGTAGTTACCACTAACAAGAAGACCGGCGAACCGTTCACCAAGACTGGTATGGATGGATCGGTGAAGTATCAGGTCATCTTCGTGTTCCAAACCGATAAGAAGGTTGAGACAGAGGAAGGTGTGTTTGAACCCTGCGTGCACTGGGAGTGGGTCAACATTCCTCAGAGCATTCAGAATGAGAACAGCAAACTTCACAAGCTGTTCGTCAACTGGGAGGTTCCTATTAAAGAGTATCCCACAAAGGAAGCTCTGGAGGATGAGGTTATTGGTCGACCTGCTTACCTCGTGTTCACGCACAACAAGTCTGAAAAAGATGGGCGCATCTATTCCAACCTTACCAGCTGCACTGCTGTCGATGATCCGAAGGATGCGTATGCTGCGGTTGATTACAAGCCCTACAATCAGGAGGCGTTTTAATGTTTATCTCCGCTGAACCCCACACCAGAACCAGTAGAGAGTTAAGCGGAGACGAAGGGAGCCATTGGTATGATGCCAATGGCTCTCCTCATCACACCGTTAGAGCTGCATCCACTGGTGAGCTTCGCCCAACCACACTGCGTGACGCACGTAAGAACGGGTGGCTACCCAGCGTAACCACAGTTACGAAGGTGATGGCTAACACATCGCTGGACAGGTGGAAACAGCAGCAGGTCATTGATGCTGCGTTTGATTACGCCACATCCGGAAGACCGTTGACTAGGGAGACGTTTGATCAGGCTGTCAGGAATGAGTCTCAGCGTATTATGGTGGACGCCCGTGCGTTCGGGTCAATGTTTCATAACGCTGTCGATGAATTCCACAGGACTGGTTTCCTGTCCGATGACAGGGCTGAGGTTGCTCCACAGTTTGAGCAATACGTCAAATGGATCAGGGACAATGATGTGAAAATGATTGCCACTGAGTTTGTGGCAGTCAATAACAGCCTCGGTTATGCAGGTCAGGTAGACGCTCTCGCTCGTGTGAATGGTAAGCTCACCCTGCTGGACTATAAGACACAGCGTGTCCGGACTGAGGAAGGCGCACCAGCCACTGCCAGTGACGTAAGCTTCTACCCGAGCTGGGCGCAGCAGCTGGCTGCTTACTGGTATGCTGATTGGGATTACAAGCCGAAGCGCAGACCGGTGATCATGTCCGTTGTTATCAACTCGCTACAGCCTAACTACCCCATTGTAAAGGAGTGGTCTACCGCTGAGATAGACCAGCAATGGAAGCTGTTCAAAGCAAGCCTGAATCTTTGGAAGCTTGCTAAGAACTACGATCCAGTTAAGGCAAACAGGAATCCATTCTGATTATGGGAAAATCACAGAGAGAAAAAGGGAAGAGGGGTGAGCGCATGTTTCGTGATGTCCTGCGTGCAGCCGGCTTCGATCCTGAGCACACCTACCGAACCCAGCAATACTCTGGTAAGGCAGCTGATGGCACGTCCAGCGATGTGACGTGTCGCCAGCTGCCATCACTTTACTGGGAGGTGAAGAACGTGGAGAGGCTGAACCTGTGGTCAGCATTCGCTCAAGCATCAAGCGACTGCCCTGATGGGCGCATGCCTATCGTGGCTCACACACGTAACCACCACCCGTTTCTAGTAACATTAAAAGCTGAGGACTTCTTGGAGATAGTCCGACGAAGCGACATCATTGAAGAGGTGGAATAATGGCAATCAACACGCAACTGCTGGAAGGCATCGCCAGCTCGCCCGACCTGACACTTGGGGACAAGTTGATCATCTCGGTATTCAAAGCCAACCCTCGTTGGTCAAAAAGAAACATTTCAAAGGTGCTCGGAACCAGTGAGAGAACGGTTCATCGGGCTATCGAGAAGTCAAAAAAGTATGACACCGGCGGCGTAGAGTGTGACGCCCGTGTCATACAGTATGACACCGGCGGCGCACAGTATGACACCCGTGTCACACAGTATGACACCGGTGGCGTAGAGTATGACACCGGTGGCGCACGTAGTAGTAGTAGTAGTAGTAAAGAAGAAGAGAAGCCGAAGAGGAAGACGCCAACGAAGGAGGAGGTGACGAAGTTCGCCTACCAGATGAGGAGGGGTGACCTCGCTGAAGAGTTCTTCGATCACTACGAGGAGAACGACTGGATACACAACGACACTCCTCTTATTCACTGGAGAGCTATGTTCAGGGGCTGGGCTCGCAGGACGCCTATCGCTACCGAACCTGTCACCAATGGTTTTTCTTCAAAGGGTCGTCTCACTGCTGAGGAGGCGAGGTTCCAACAGGATAACAGTTACTAATGCATCAGTGTAACTACACGTAATAACGAGATGAGCACATACAACATACCACACGATCAGGCAGCGGAGCTTGCTGCCATAGGAGCTGCGGTGCAGGGGAAATACAACGACCTCGCTGCATTCGGGATTAACTCAGACCACTTCCATCACTTTAAATGCAGGATAATGTGGGAGGAGATGGTCGCAATGGACCGAGAAGGGGTGCCTATCGGCGTTGAAACCCTCTGCCACAGGTTTGTGGGTGCAGATAAAATAAACAGCCCCACAATAGTCGATGTGAACCACGCAGTCGATGCCTGTCCTACCACTATAAGTTGGCTCTATTGGGCTGAGATGGTGGAGAGCAAACGGAAAGCTAGAGTAATACAGGAAGCAGGGCTCAAGCTCGCACAGACGAGCGGTGAGTGCGACAATCTCGATGATCTCGTCGCCACTGCTGAAACAGTTATCTACAGTTTGAATCAATCTATCACCACTGCAACAGGTGACAGGAAAGAATCCTTCCAGCGAGTCATCGGGATGCTGGAGGAAGCACACAGCGGTAAGAAGGTGGGGATACCAACAGGGTTCCCATCCATTGACCGTATCCTCGGAGGGATGCGTGGCGGACAGCTACTCGTCTTAGCTGCGCGTCCCTCCGTAGGTAAGTCGGCTATCGCCGGCAACATCGCAGAAAACCTCGTGCTACAGGATGTGCCGGTAGGCTTCTTCAGTTACGAAATGACACAGGATGAGCTTAACATGCGCATGCTTAGCAGCGTGTCAGACACGAACCTTACTGGTGACATCCTGAACCAGAATGCTGACGAGCAGGGCAGGCTGGCAACAATGGCAAAGGCATCGTCTAGGGTTGTCGATCTGTGCAAAGCCCCTATCCATATAATCGACAACCCATCACTGACAGTAAACCAGATCAGAGCACACGCTCGTAGGCTGGTTAAGGATTACGGAGTGAAGCTGCTAATCATTGATTACATCCAGCTAATCAAGCCCGGTGTAGATGAGGGCAGGAAGGACAGGCACCTCCAGATCGCAGCTATTACTGGAGGGCTGAAGCAGCTGGCAATGGAGCTGAACATACCGATCTTAGGGCTGGCGCAGCTGAGCCGAGAGGCTGAGAAGTTCGCCGGCAAACGACCAACGATGAGCATGCTGAGGGAATCAGGCAGCATTGAGCAGGATGCTGATGTGGTGATGTTCCTTTACTGCGCTGACACATCAATGTTTGAAGGGCCGAACACACTGCTCAACGTGGCAGTAGGGAAGAACAGGTCGGGCAGGTTAGGCGACACTGAGCTAGTGCTGGTCCGGAATAAGACACGATTTGAGGAGGCGACTGAACCTCACCACGAGGAGTGGTTAAACAGAAGAAGAGCAGAACAAGTAGAGCGAGAAGGCAGGTAGAGCTATGAATGAAACAGTAGAGAAAATACTCAACACCATCGGCGACATTATTGAGTTGCCCAACAGGTTCAATATCCTGAACAAATCAATTCAGGATCAAATGAACGTCATCAGTGCTAACGCAACGCACGCTGAGCAGACTGCTGCACAAGCTTTGGCAGCAGCTAATGAAGCGAAGGCATTGCCAGTCGGGACAGCACCGACAGGTTTGCCACGCTACCACTACGAGCTGGATGCGGGTAATCCGGATGAGAGCTGGGACCGTATCATTCGAGAGGGGCAAGCCATCCAGCGGAAAGCATACATCGAGGGTGAGCGTTATTGGCAAGCCAAACAGGGGGATAGCCCGAGCGGGCGGGGATGGTATGGCAGCGTCAGTATGCCTGTCATAACCATTGTAGCCAGCGAACCGGAGTATAACTTCCGAAGCACGAAACGACTGCCCGGTCGGTTTAGGTTGTGGTCGCCAGCTAGATGGGGTTCCGCTCTACGCTTCCATTGCGACCGAGGGCCAACACTCCACGACAGCTGGACAACAGCTACCGGCATTGCCTACGGGTTTAATACCGGAGCACCCATTGGTATCTACGTTGAACCGAGTGTGGATGTGGACGAACAATTCAGGACACGACCCTTTGAACAGAGCATCGAGAACTGTCTAATCGTCGCACACAACGGGACGTTGCCAATTTACTTAGCTGATAATCAGGACAGGTTTTGGATCAAAAGCTGCAACATCCAGCAGCATCAGGGTGCGATGGTCGGGATCAAACACGGTCCACCGATTCAGACTGACATCATCAGGCAAGCCCCGATGGCAAACGTCTACCTCGCTGACCCGAGGTTTATGGATCTTCAGATGGAAGGACCACACACGATGAAGCGTCCACAAGCTGGAATATTTGCCTCAGGAAACAACGTGCATATCAGAGGGTTAAATAGCTATGGGTGGTTGCAGGCTGTGTATTTGCACGGTGGAAACAATCGTTATGTACAGGTGCAAGTCCACAAATCCAACACTCACAACGGGAGGGTTCCGTTGAAGATGGATGAAGTATGCGGCATCACGCTGAACCAATATAAGGACCACGAATATGCACACACGATAGGAGCAGAAACCCTTTTACTGAAACCTGAACTCACAACCTCACCTAAGACTTTAGGAACACATCAACGAGGAGACGGGTTATTTGGAGGATAAGCTATGAAACCGAGAGAGAGACTGATTGAGAATATTGTGGACATCACCCACGCCCGAAAAGGTGATGGTAATTATGACAACCTCGTCCGGTTGTTGGAGGCCACGCTCAAAACCCACTACGCCATCGGCAAATGGGTGAGCGTGGAGGAGCGGTTGCCTGAGTTTGATGAGTTTGGTGTGTGGGAAGGCTACGCCCGTTTAAATAATGAGATCAAGTCCGTTGAGGCTGGTCAATGGGATGAGCTGTTGCTGGAGCATACAACCCACTGGCTGGAACTGGAGATGCCGGAGGTGGAAATTAAAGAACAAAATGAAAACTAAACAATGCGGAGGCTGCGAAGAGGTCAAGCCGATCACCGATTTTGCCATCCGGAGACGATCTAAAGATGGGAGGCAAGCAAGCTGCAGGACTTGCCTCAATGAATATAACATCATCAGAAATCACGCCATCAAAGATGGTAGCTGGAGGAATTAATACTATGTATCAATACAAAGCAACTGTTGAACGCATCATAGATGGAGACACTGTGGTGCTAACCATCGACCTCGGGTTCAATGTTACACTCACAGGGCAGCACGTGAGGCTGACCTACGATGCACCTGAGCTTAGGACACGAAACAAAGCTGAGAAGAAGCGAGGCATAGCTGCGAGAGACCATCTGGCCTCACTCATCCCAGCTGGGTCACGGTGTCACCTGATCTCAGAGTCATTCAATCCGGATAAAGGGAAGTATGGCAGGATCATTGGTGACATCACTTGCATCAGTCCAAACGGGGACCACGATGCTGAGAGTGTTGAGTATCTGATGACAGCGGCTGGTCACCTTAAATGATTGTTGTATTGCTTTTTTTATTTCACTACGTGACACTACACAAAACCACACAAAGATGACTGACGAGGAAATAACACAATCAATCGCAAAAGCATTCGATGCAACTGTTGTTCCCTATTGGAAACTCAAACACCCGCCTACTTACTCCGAGCTTGAGGAATCTATGGCAAGCCGCAGCGAAGGCGGCGGGGTCAGCCCTGACCTGCTTCAATACGCAGCTGACGTTAAAGCACGCAAATACTGGAAGCAAAAAGCTGTTGAGATATGCCAACGACCACGCATCACCAAAGCCGAAGTCTACACTGCAATGGAAGGCGTGAAGAGGGATAATGAAATGCTCAACTTACTCAAGCAGCAGTTGAAGCGTGCTAAATAATGGGAAGACTCAGGATCAAGCTAGGAGAAGGGGAGCTACTGCCGCATCTGCTTGATCCGCGCAAACCGCAGGGGCTATGGAGCCACGGGTATCTGGCCGCTGCAATTATAGCTAGAGCCATTGAAGACTACATAGATTTTTACCAGCTGGGATTCATTAACGACGACCATACGATGCACACAGAGAACGTGCGCAGAGAGGTTAACCACAGGTTGCTCACGAAGAAGCAGCCTACATCACAGCTACCGAGGCACGCTGACGTGAGGGACGTTGTTACATGCATATCATTTCTCTTCGACGAAGGCGTGCTTGAAAGCTTTATCCCGAATGACTGGGTGCTAACAGCACCACGGCTGCGAGACATTGCTGACACATTTGCAAAGCGAGGTCAGCGCATCAGCAGCCTGTTCAGCTTTGATCAGAAGATAAGATGAAAATACAAACCATAACGCAAATCCACACCAGCTACGACAGGTTGGGAGTTTACGAGCGAGTGTCTCTGGAACGCTGGCGAGCATTGAATCCAGACATTAAGTATCAGTTCATCACTGACGCAGACATTGATGATTTCATTGCGCAGGAGTGGCCTAACAAGCAAGCCACCTATCAAAGCATGATGCCTATATGCAGAGCTGGCATACAGAGGGCAGCAGCTGTGCTGAGGTGGGGCGGTCTTTACACTGACTGCGGATCTTATCCCGTCAGGCCAATCGAAGATTTCAGACCGAGCGGCACATGGAATAGTGACATAGCTATGTTTAAGCTCAGAGATAGAGAAGGGTCTCCGCCACTCATTACGGACTGCATGTTCGCAGCCGAAAAGGGGCACCCTGTTTTAAGGGCTTTGATTGACGAGATATTCAACAGAACAGAGAGCGATGCATATAAAGCAGCTTGCGTTGAGAGCCACTACTTCAACTACAAGAGGTGGGTGTTCGACACTGCGAGTGTCCACGTCTACAGCGACATCGCCAACAGCCACGGCGTAACAGGTATTGACGGCTTAGTTGACGCTGACGGAGCCGACCTGCGTGAAAGGCTGGACCGAGTGAATATATTCCGGTTCTCAACTGAAAGCTGGGTCAGGAGTGGTGACAGCAGGTGGGACAGGGATAAGGGGGATAGAATGAAGGATGAGATGAACACTCTGGTCGGCATTAAAGCGATAGCGGGCATATGAACAAAGAGGACAGAAGAAAAGAGGCAGCGAGTGCTGAGGATAAGGTGATTGATGCAATCAAGAGAAGCTTGCCCAACAAGCTCGTTGTCAGAACTCACGAAAGATACAGTGAGGTAGATGGCTTCACTGTCAACAGAGACACTCACGCAGTTGAGTCTGTGTTTGAGGTTAAGTGCAGAAACCTCAGCATGCCCGACTTGATGGGTAAGTTCAGATGCAGCATCACCATTGCCAGTAACAAGCTCAACTCGATGCAGAAGCTGAGCGAGCACATGAAGATTCCATCCATACTTTACACATATACAATGATGGACGGATGTTTGTTTGCTCTACAGATAACCGACAAGAACGGGGCGTGGACATGCCGTCGGGTTGAGTCAGCTGAGAAGGAGGTTCCGGCCACTGTTGGAGGCGAACCGGTGATGAGGAACATGTCCGACATCAGTATGGCTGGATGCACGATAGTATCAGTGAATGGATGGACTGGAGTCATATGAAGGATATTAAAACAGAAGTAGCACTGTGCAACAGCTACATAAAGAGCGTTTCTTTTGATGTCCAAAGCAGCAACAACTTCAGGCAGGTATTAAGCCACCCGAACCCTCTCGCCAGATATGGTAGGCAAATGTTTTCGCAAGCCTTTGAGGACGGTATCACTTTGGAGATAATGAGCCGAATCAAACCTGAACTCAGGCACGAATTCTTCTTAGAGATCGGCAGTGGTGACGGCACTCAGAACAACACTCTCGCACTAGCTGCACTCGGATGGGATGGCGTGTGGGTTGACTGCATGCCACTGCACTACCAGTTACCAAATAACAGCAGGGTGTCTTTCTATCAGCGAAAGGTGAACACTGAGACAGCCTGTGATATTGCATTGAACGCTTTGGAGAAGGCTTCAAAAAAGAACTACGATGCAGTCAGTATAGACGTAGATGGTATCGACTATTACATCACCGAAGGACTGCTTAAATCAGGGATCAGGCCAAACCTGTGGATCATTGAATACAATGCTCTGTTTATCCCACCAGTTAAGTTCGTGATAGACTACGATCCAAATAATACGTGGGACAGATCCAGCCATTATGGAGCATCGCTTCAATCACTCGTAAACTTAATGCATAGATATGGCTACTGCCTCGTGTGCTGCACGCCAGCTACGGGGACCAATGCTTTCTTTGTTCCAAGAGGAGTCATGTATGCCTTCACCGATGTTCCCGACAGCATCGAAGACATCTATGTAGGGCCACACTACAGGCTGGACATCAACTTCGGGCACCCTATCGGGGTTAAACTGATCCAACACCTACTAGACAAAACCAAAACCTACCACACACAAACAGGACAAGCATAATGAAAAGAGTATTAATAGCAGGACACACTGGAATGACTGGACGCGCAGTGATGCGCCGACTAAGCAATCAAGAGGCTGGATTCATTCCGGTTGATGCAAGCCTTAACGGAAATCGAATTGACTTCCGTGACCCTATCATGACGCAGCAGCTGATAGGAGATAAGCAGCCTGATGCGATTGTTATCTGTGCCGGCAGGGTAGGTGGCATCGCTGACAATATCAGCAGACCAGCCGACTACATACACGACAACGCACTCATGCAGTGCAACATCATTAAGGCAGCTCACGCACACAACGTGCCGAAGCTGATCACGCTTGGGAGCAGCTGCATTTACCCGAGAGGCTGCGACCAGCCTATGAAGGAGGAACACTTTCTCACCGGCACATTTGAGCCTACCAACCAGTCATATGCTGTGGCTAAAGCAGTTGGGATTGAGATGTGCCGAGCTTACCACAAGCAATACTCCCGTAACTACTACTCTATAATGCCACCTAACCTGTACGGTCCTCACGACAACTTCAGGCCGCATCAATCTCATGTAGTGGCAGCACTGCTGCGCAAAGCGAAAGAGGTGGCGGATGGTGGTCAGCTGGAAGTCTGGGGAACAGGTCGTCCACTAAGAGAGTTTATGCACGTTGATGATCTGGCCTCAGCTGTTGAGTTCTGCTTGATGAATGTGAATGCGTGGGACTGTGATCCTTACAGCTTCATTATTAACGCCGGCACCAACTCGTCCCACACCATCAAGCAGCTTGCTGAGGCTGTCGGGGAAGTCAGCGACACGTTCGGCTCACTAAGGTTTGATCAATCTAAACCAGATGGAATGCCGATGAAGCAGATGGACTCATCACGGATAAACGATCTCGGGTGGAGCCACAGCATCAACCTGCTCGACGGGCTTGATGATGCGTGGAGATGGATGAATGAGAACTGGAGATCTGATGTTATCAGAAAGTAATCAAAAGCCTTTATAGATCACCTGATACCCATTGCTAAAGAGGGCGGGGTTGTGAATCGAGCCCATAAACTCATCTATTAACCTGCCCTTTCCTTCTAAAGCCCCATCCTTATTCCTGCGGGTGTCGTCTACAAGTATCATCGTGTTCTCGTTGATCAAGTGACGAGCAGCTACCAGCTCCTTCAAATGATGCTCCGATGAAGGGGTGTCATTATCAAACACAACATCGAAACTATCCAGATAGAGAAGAGATGCAGTTCCTTTAAGCAGATTTAAGGCAGCAATGGAATCTGAGCACAACTGCGAAACACGAGGGCATCGGTTTCTGGTAACGGTGGATGCACCGTGCCCTATGTCAATAGAGACACACCTCCCGCTGTGGTGCTTCAGAAACTCGTTGAACATCCACGTACTAGCCCCATCCCCGAAGTTCTCACCTGCCTCACTGTCATCACGCATACTGCCTGTCTCAACAATCAAAGGGCAGCAACACTTACTCAAATGGTTGAAGGCTATATCCCAGCTATCAGCCCTCATATGCAGCTTAGGGCGAACCTCAGCCCAAGCGTCTTCCCAACTGTTCCAAGTCTTATCAAAGAAGCTCATACTGATCAAAGATGTGACAGCACTTTCTGGATAAGGCGTTGAGTGCCACTGGCACGCTGCTCAGCAACAACACTCTTCTTCACACTGTCAGACCTTTCCTTACTGACTTCTCTCAGCTCACGCTTGAATGCCTGTGCAGCAGATACACCCGATACGGCAGCTCTCTTCCACTGCTTACCCCTTATGGCTGCACCGACACCTAGCACAGCGATAAGTGCGTTAGAAGCCAAGCCAGCCCACGGGAAAGGGGCCACATCACCAGCCAACTCAATGCCTCCTCTGATCGAAGGGTTCAACACCCAGCCGTTTGTCGAGACGACTGGGTAGTTACCGCTCGGTGTAGTGACGATGTTGGTCGTCACGACCGGATCGTAGATAGCATTGCCCAGCGAGTCGAGCTGCTTGCACCCAGTCACCATTACGATCAATACCGCAACACACAGTAGTTTCATTTCGCGAGTAGCTGTCGGATTTTTAGGCTGATGTAGATCAGGGATGCCACGCTGATCGCAAGCTGCAAAACTACGTCGATGTTGACTGCCCAATTGAGCAATCCAGCGATCGTCGCAAATCCTACTTTCAGATCATCAATGTTCACTTTTTGCCCTTGCGTTTTTGTTTGGCGCGAGCTTTTTTTGCAGCAGCTTTCCCTGCATTTGTGTATGGGTAATGTTTAGATCCAACCTTCGGCATAATCTTTACCATTTCACTTTGTCCGCCCAGTAGGCAGCACTCATTTTTCCCTTAGAGATATTCCTCGCGTGACGAGCTTTGAAAGATTTTCGACGCGCCTTTTCGCTTGCAGTCTTTGGTGACTTACCAGCCCCCGACACACCCTGCTGGCCGAAGCGAATGAGTTTGACCTGCTCACCCGACTTAGCCAGCACAGCGTGTGATTTAGTCGGGTGAGATGGAGTTTTTTTGGGTTTGTTGTAGCCCTCAAACTTTTCGCCAGATCGTTCGACAGTCATATGCTATGTCATTCTTAAGCCCAAACTCTAGCGGGAGTGTTTGGCTCAGGGTCCACTTTGTATGCATCGAGAACTGCCGTGTCTTCCCCAACTGCGCGAATGTTGACATGAAATCCATCAACAAAAGTTGCTTCGGTGATAACTTCGCCCTCTTCATTTAGCACCGCTGGCGTGTCAACAATGAGTCCGATTATGTCCGTGTTGCGGAATAACTGCCGCTCCTCCCACGCTGTTGCCACTGGGTTTTCTGGGTCGCTTCGGTCCCATTCCGTTGGCACTTTTTCAAAAAGAACGGAGCGCATTTCAGCTTCGTCCGCAAATTTTAAGTATAGGTCTGTGAATGTCATTTGATTCGTAGTCAGTTGGTTTAGGATGTCAGTGCAGCGAGTTCAGTCGAGGACAACGCTTGTCCGTAAAGCGTCACTCTTTTCAAAGTTCCATCGAGCTGGAGTGTGCCAGCGTACCATTCCCCCAGATGCAACGAATTATAATTAGGCACCGTCCCAGAAGTATCTTCAGCTCCAGCAATGCCGTTCGCAGCATAGTTGAACGAGTTTGGCTTCGCGCTTACTGCAGCTTTAAATTCGCCAGTCGTGACACCGCTCCAATCCGCTTGCGACACTCCCCCATAATTTATGTAACCGGTTCCACTGTATCCGGACCCATTGTAGAGATTTATGTAATTGCCAGAGTCTTGTTGAAGAATTACCGCTATTCGGTTTGAGGCTTTAACAGCTGGGTCCCCAAAGTCTCCCTCGGCATACAAAGTTACATCTTGACCGTCAGCTAGGATGCCGTCCAAATCCACTGAGCAGGAGTCAGCAGAGCGGGTTGTACTACTGCCCGAATTGCTTTTTATATACGACGAGCTTGCTGAAACTCCCGTCTCCAGTTGATAACCCCAGACCAGTATGCCCGAGTAGCTATTTCCGGTGTAAGAGGTCCCGCTACCGTTATCCAGCAATATGTATACGGCAGACGTTGCACTGTAGTCGCATGTTGGAATTATCGTGCAGCGAAACCAACCGTTACCACAATTTTGTATCGACCCGTCTCCCGTCACAACGGTTCCGCTGGATAAATCAAACGTAGTCGTGCCGGGAGTGCTTTGGTTGTTGTCGTACATGTTAATTCTGCTTCGCCCAGCAGCTTTTACAAAAATAGAAACTGCATATTTAGTTGTCCCAACAGACAGACCCGTATTCGTCACTGTATTAAAATAATGAGTATTGCTGGCGGTTGCGTCTTCTCTGAGAAAACTAGCCGTCAAGGTTCCGTCTGGGGCGATTGCGGATGCAGGTTCTATTGTCGCTCGGTATTTATTGTAAACAGCATTGGTGAAGTCTTCGCTGTAAGTCGCTTTGTTAGTGGCTTGCGCTTCAATCAGCAGACCCTCTGACTCACCATCAGCCGTGTATTCAAAGCGCGGCTCATTGGCGGCGTAGGTTTTCAGCGTCGGAGCATATTCGCGGTGTATTTGGGTTGTGGTCGAATTAAAAACTTTTTGATTAGTGCTGCTAAAATTTGCACCCCACGCAAAAATTGAACTCGTTGATGTTGAGTCCTCATACCGGGCAGCAGTGTTACTGTCCACCATAACCAAATAATAATTCGTTGCAATACTTAACGAGCTGCTAGTTATTGTTATGCGATACCAATCGCCCATTTTGTCAATGGATGCTGCATCGTTGGTGCCGTTGCCCAAAGTTCCACTCCCGCTTAAATGAAAGTTTTGATAAATTGTAGTGGCACCTCCAAACATTATTTGCACATACTCATGCCCGTTTGGTTTGACGTAAAAAATGCCAGTATTACTTCCAGTCGAAGCACTTATAGGGTAATAAATCCCTTTTTTATTTGTGCCAGTTAAGCCAGTAATTTGTGCTGCTGTAGTCGTGCCGTCTGGCGCAGCGGTGGCGTTGCTGGTGATTGTCGTGAACGCACTGCTGGCCTCGCTCCAGCTACCCAAATCTGCGCTTTGACTGATTAGGTTTTCCGAACTCAAATGCCGCTCTGAGCTTAACGCCGTCCCCGTGCTGGAACGGGCGTAGCTGATGCGCGAGTCGAGTTTCCCCGAATTGGCGAAATCTAGGTTCAGCGTGGGGCGTTGTGTGGGAAAAGAATTTGAATAGCTCATATGCGTTATGCGTTATGCGTTAGTGTGGTAAGTGAAAGAGATGTAGTATTCGTCGTTCGCTTCGGGCGTGTGCCGCACTTGCACGTAGTCGTTCCCCTCTTCAAACGTAGCGTAACCAGCGGTGTATGTCCCAGCTGAACTGTCAAGTATACCAACGCTCGCAAAACCGTTTCCGCTTGCGTTACCAAAATCGCCAACTACATACGGAAGAGTGAATCGCAGTTGATTGGTAGCACTGGTTGTTTGCACCATTAAGCGTCCAGTGACGCTGACAACTGGACCGTTTTTCACGCAATATAGCTTAGTATTGTTTGCGTAAAAATTCACAGCCACTCCACCAGCGTCCGTCCCAACGCTAGTATGCTCAGTGACGATACAGTCGTTTTCACGGAATGCGCCACTCCCTAAGAATCCACAAAGCGGCACTTCGTTTGCACCTGTGCCGATGTCGGGGATTTGTAGGTTTGTTTTGGCCGTGCCTACTGTTGTCGCTCCGGTTCCACCTTTGGCTAACTCAACAGCACCACCACTAAGCGGGGCCAAGTTGTAGGTTGCAGGATCAGCCACAAACGCAGCTGCCATATCAATACGCTTGTTGTCGCGTGAGATTTTCTCTGTGCCGCCCGATGCACTGTCGATCACTTCGTATGCATCTGCTGGCACGGATGTCGCTGTATTAGCGAGGTCTTTAATTCTGATGTCTGCCATAATGTTTTAGTAGTTTAATAAGAGGATGTAATTGCCCAAATCATCGACAACAGTGTTGCCGGTGCTTGTTCCAAGTGTGCCGGTTTAGATAGGTGCGGGACCGTTATCAATAAGGATGAGGTTGTCTCCGCCATCAGTGACAATGTGATTACCCACATCATCAACGAGCTGAGCTGATATTGGAGAAGCGAAGACGATGGCATTGCCAGCATCATCCACAATCCGATTACCGAGGTGATCCACCCAATTGTAGTTGATAATGTAGTAAGGTGACTCAACTCCCACATCGGCCATTTGAATCAGCCGCTTACCTCCCCCACTGATTGAGAAGGTGACAGCTCGCGCCAAACCGAGATCGAATCCAACCGTCATTGCCGGTTCCTTTCAGTTTCGATTAAGTGAACTGAGTGATTGCAACATCGGAGTTTCCCGATGCTGTCACTGCATGAACACTGCCGGTGTATGTCTGCAACGAGAGAACACCACCATCACCACCGTTCACTGCGGTTGCTGGCTTCAGAATGAAAGCAAAGGACTTCGGAGAGACTGTCGGGTTTGATCCGAACTTCACGAAGACTTCCTGCGTGCCTGTGTTCTGAAGCGTAAGAAATTTGCGAGAGGTGTTTGCTGCGAGAATCTGAGCGGCAACAGCTGTGACAGTTGTGACTGTCTGTGTTGCGGCACTGGTCGCATCTCCACCCATATTTTTGAGCGCACCGAGCATTTTCTGCTGAGTGCGAAGAGGACTGTCCTGTATCGAGTTTGCCAGCCCATCAGAATAAATTGCGGGATTGTCCATAAGTGTTTTCTGCTGCTTCGACTTATTGTGAAAAGAGCTGGCACCCACCCACCATTAGAGAGTGAGTGCCAGCTTTGAATACTATCCACTAGCTAGAACAAGCTGTTACGTCAGTCATGCTGATAGCACCGCTTGCACCGCAAGCACGCTTGAAGATCAGAGTCATTCCGTAGTTCGGGAACTCTGGTCGAGGTGCGTGCTTGAACTCTGCGAAGTGGCGACCAAGCTTGTCCAGAGGATCAAGACAGTCAGCACCAGCTGATTGAATCTTATTACCACCGGTCACCCACTGCCATTCACCCATATAGGTCGTAGGATTCCAACTGACACCGCCAGCAGCGTTGATGGGTGGAACGATCTCAGAAGTGAACACGTTCGGGTTCATCACGATTGCGGCTTCGTATGGGGCTGCTTTGTATGCTGCCGTCAGCTGGGCTTTCAGCCCAGACCCAGAGGCAGGAGCTACCATCTCGTAAGTAGCAACACGATTGTAAGTGTTGGAACCAGCGTCCCACGTAAAGCGAGGTGGACGCAGGTTTGGAACGTGACGGAAGTTTTTGATCACGCGTGTAGCCCCGATGCGGCTCATCAATTCAGATGCTCCACCTTTGCCACTTTCAGCGTGACGGAAATCATTCCGCAGCTCGCTGTTGTTGAGAGCAATTTGCTGAGAGGCTTCCAAACCGATCAACAGAGGGAATACGGGTCCGTCTTCTCCGAAGGAAATGAACCCATTGGAATCGGGATTGGTTGCCCCGCGATCAATCAGCTCAACAGCAATCTGGTCAAGCAACTGCTGTGTGATGGTAGAGGTGGAGACACCGCCGTCACCGGAGAAATCAATGTCACCAATGAAGTCTTCAGTGTCAACGATAGTCGCTGCATCACCAACGGAAAGCTTGCTGGCGAACTTCATGTAAAGCTGTTCGTAGCGTTTTTCCCAGCTGCGCTGAGCACGCTTGGTCAGCTCTTCAATGTATGCCCGCAGGAACACATCGACGTTGTGGTCATAGATAAGGTCATCCTTGCAAATGATAGGACCGGACAATGCGAAAACTTCCGGATTGTACGTGCGGGTCGAGAACCCGACACCAACTTCATTGAAGGTTGATGCACAGCTTCCGCCTGCGCCGCCACCAGCACCGCCGCCAACAGCTGCGCTGTTAATCTGTGCCCACGTTTCTTCATCAGAAGTGGGTTCAGAGTTTTCGATTGCGAAAGTTGTTTTTGTGGTTCCTACACCCGTCTCAAACTTTGATCGAGGGACTGCGTTCAGCCACACTGAACGATACGAAGCATTGCGATAAACCTCGTCAGAAAGGTTTTCTGTCGCAATAGCGAATGCGTCAAATACGTTTGCACATGCCATAATAGTTTTTCTGTGTAAGTTAGCTTCAGAATGCTGCGTGCTGGGTCTGTCAACTGAGACAGGGCACGAGCGTGCTATAACGGCTGGCCAAAACCGAACTTAGGCCGAAAGGAGGTTGCCATCCTCAGCGTAGGGCTATTTAAGGTGAGCTGCTTTTATGCGTGCTGCTCTCCACGCGATTCCCTTTTCGGGAATGTTGGCAATTGTTGTCAAGCTGGAAAAAGAGATCCCCCTTTTCGGGAAACGTAAACTAAACCGAAAAGGGGGGGTCACCGAGAGGTGTGTTGTTATGCAGTCAGGAAACCATATAACGAGATAATCAACGGGCATCACTCCGTTTGATGTGTGTAATGTATCGGCGGTACACGTATTGGTCAAATAAAAAGGCAACCTGTCTGCCCGTAAGTGCGACAGGTCGGAGGTGCAACTCTACAGGGTAAAGACAACGGGAACCCCTGCGCTTACGGACCCCACAGCCAAACTTGCTAACGAGCACCTATGCCCAGCCCTCGCAGTTCACCCATCACTCTATCAGAGAAAGAGTTGCCACCCGGCTTTGACCTGCTGGACGCCCCGTTGCTTGTTGTTCCTGCTGCGCTGGGCTCAGCCCCTTTCAGTTGCTCAAGCTCCTGAGCCAGCCTGCGATTGTGCTCTACCAATGCTGCATTCTGCTCAACTAATGCTCCACCGCTTGCTGCCCACAGGGCTGCTGTTGCTGCGTCCTCAAATGTGTTCTGTTCCATTAGAATCTTCTTAGCTAAGTTGACTCGCTCACGGACACCAGTGTTCCACTCCTCGTCACCTTCACGCAGCTGGTAAATGCCAATCTGATCCTGTGCCTGCTTGAGCATTGAGTTGAACGATTTCTCCAGTGCTTGATTTCTTTCAGCAGTCTTCTTTTCAGTGATCAGATTCTCTTCCTGTTGGAGCTTTTCGTAGCTTTCACGCGCAGCACTAATGCTTTGGTCACGCTCGTAGCTAATCTCATCAATTCGACTCACAATGTTCTGAAGGTAAGCTTGCCGAGATGCCGGCAGGTCGCCAGTCAGTTCGTCGATAGCGTTAGCCCTTTCATCACCGACAGGCATGCGCAAAATCTTTGCAAGCTTTTCACGCTGTTCAGCGGGGACATAAGCCTTTGCTCTGTCTATCTGCGTTTCAATAGGTTTGACATACTGCTCCTTAAACTTGGGGTGACGTTCCAGATTGGTAACAGTAAGCGTCTCGCTCATCTGATCATACTCAGACTTGAGCTTATCGTATTCACTCTTCACACCCTCCAGTCCTTCAAAGTCGCTCAGCTTTGACATCAGCTCAGCGACCTGCTGCTTAGCTGCGTCACGCTCCTGCTTGATCAGCTTGAAATCTGCGGCACTGCGAGAGACTGGCTTTTCGTTAGCCTGCGCTGAGTCAGTGCTTTTGGAATCATCTAAACTAATGTCATCGTTGCCAGCAGGTTCTGCGCTTTGCTTACTGGTGTCAGCAGGTTCCACTGCCTTTGGTGAAGGTGCTTCAGTCCCCTTCATCGCATTGCGGAAAGCATCTGCCATTGAGGAGATTTTCTTATTGGTGTCAGGATGAAGCCCCGGCTTACCACTGATTGCAGCTGGTTCTGCCTGCACTGGTTCGTTCACTGTTGTTGCTGTATTGTCTTCACTCATAATTAGCCTTACTGAATGTTGCTTCTGGTTCGGTTGGTAGCTCTGGTGCCTGTTGCGCCATAGCCTTTAAGAGTTTAATCGCATACTCATACCCTTTCTGCATGCCGTGAGCGTATGCGAAGTCTGTTGCCGTTGACCCAAACGGGACGTGGTTGCGTGATAATGGCGACTCCTCCGCCATTACATTCATCATCCGACTAAACGTCTCAGTAGATTGAATCTTCTGAGCAGCTGCTACTGCTGCCGGGTCTGTTATCCATTGGGTTAGTGCTGTCATAGTTTGGTTGCTGTTAAATAGGTCTGGATTCTAGTGCGAACTTTCCTCGATTAATGTTGCGTGTTGCCCCGTGGCTGAAGTGGACAAGTGGTGCTTCTTTCCACCCTTTTGTTCCATACTGCTTAACGATTGGGCATGTCGCATAAATGCCGCTATGCTTCATGTGTTGAAGTATGATCATATCACTTGTGTGCGGCGTGCTACCTTCATCCAGCCTGACGCTATTGCCATCGCATGTGGCGAAAATCATTGCCGCCGTAGTAAATCCTGCTGCACTCCCTCCTACCACCGATGGTGTAACATTGTCTTCCGTTGAGTTTGATTCAAATATAACCAAATCAGCTTGAGGCTGAGTAGGCGTAAACGAGTAATTTATTACATCGTAATCAGACATAAACCCGCCACCCTTAGCGGCCACAGCTAACCACCTGTGGTAGCATGCCATTTCGTAAGCAGGCATGTTGGCAGTCGGAAGCTTGCTGCATCGCTCAGTGTACATATCGTAGAGAGGGTGAAGCATTGCATCCTTTGCTGTCAGCACTTGGGGGGACCAGCCACGCTTAGACCAGCTCCTCTTCCATCCCGCCATCAGTTCGTGCTGCTTTTCAGCGTCTTCGCTCAGAACATCTCCATCACCTTCATAAATGCCATCGTAGTATGTGTAGACTATGTTGCTCACTTCCGCCTCCTCGCTTTGCGTTTGGCCTTACGTTTAGGCTCTGACGGTATGAGTGATGCTGGTTCCTGTGTCTCAGGCTCATTCTCTTCAGGTTTAGGTAGCCTTTCCCTAAGCCTGTCGATCAGCGTCCCGTCTTTTGCCCGATGGAACAGAGCGGCATCGAAGTCCACTAAATCATCAACTGCTTTTTGATCAGGGAATGTTGGGTGGATGCCCCCGCTGATGACAGGTTTGTTGTTCTCATCAATTTCCCACACATTCATGATGAGCTTTGAGTGACGGGCATTCTGAACAACACTGCCGTAGCTGCCTGCAACGTCCCACGCCATACCATCTGGGGGAATCATCATAGCCGTGGAGTATTCGTGTAGGTTTGGCGGGTAGACTGCAACGCCATTCAGGTGCAGTGACGTTGGCGTGATCGCCCCGTGAACAATATGCCCCATAAACGGTTTCCCGCATGCCTGATAGTCAGACCATATGTCATGAGCCCATCCGCTTCGGATTGGGACAGCATCAGGTTCCATAAACAGGAACGGCTTCTTATGCTTGTTGATAATCTCCCAGCACAAGCATTGGAAAGCATAGTTCTGAGGGTTGGGCCAGTTGGGTCTTCCTTTCCATTCGTTGTAACGGAAGTGAATGACCCCGCTGAATGCTTTGTTGGCAACTGCGTCAATGTCAGTTACCAGCATTTCTGGCACGTCAGTGTCATACGAGAGGATCACTTCAAACGGAAGCTTTCCATCCAACTCGTATATCCACTCGATAGTCTTTAATGCGACTCTGCAATCCTTAATGCAGAAGGGAATAACGATTATCATTTGTTGTCTTTTTTATTGTTGCTACAAGCTTGCAGCAGTTCTGGCGTCAGCTATTGCCATCTCCTGTTGCAGCTTGAGATTGTTGCGTTCTATCTCAGCCTTCAGTGCGGCATCCTTACGGGCTTCCTCTCTCTCCATCTGTGAGATTTTTAGTTGCTCCTCTAAGCTAGGACCAGCTTGTGCTTGCTGCTGTTCAGCCACCTGCTGCTCCATTTGCTGCGAAACCTGATTGGCGAGTTCGTTTGCAAATGCGGTCAACTCTTCAAGCTGATCTTCTAACTGTTTTGCCTGCTGCTTCCTGTTCGGGTCAGCGGAAAGTTGCATCAGATGCTCGCCTATGTGAGGCAGCAGTAGCCCGAAGAACTCAGCAACAGGCTCAGGTGCAGCACCCTGCTGGACAGCTTGAGCAAGCTCTACCCCTTTGGACAGGTGCGCCTGTGCATGCAGCATGTGGTTCTGAGAGTTGGTGATGATTGCGGGATTACCGATCTGCATAATTGAGTTCTCAATGTTAGCTTCGGCAAGCTGGTCTTGAGCATAAATGTCCTGATCAGGTTCCGCGATGTATCTACCTACCTGCTGCTGGCCGGCAAGTGCTGCAATGTAGTCGCGCAGTAATGCCTCTCTTCCGGACTCGGGCAGCTGGCCACTGATCTGCATTAGTCCAGCGAGTGTCTGTAGTCTCAGGAACGCTGAACCCTGACCGTAGTTGCGGCTGGCTTGCACGTAGTCAATATCATTCATTGCTTCAGCTGGAACCCCGCGCTCACGCACGCGCTTCTGAAACTCCATTGCATCACGGTCAGTTGTGTTAGGTGATGAAGCCCTCCGGAATCGTTCCTCAAAAAACCTGTCTAGTTGCTGATAGTAGCGTGCAATCTGTGTCTTCCCGAGAACGCTTGCCTGCTGCACGATAGCTTGAACCTCTGTTGCGGTCTTCGGGTTGCCCTGAGGCTTGTCCAGCCTCTGCCTGTACTGAGACAAGTTGGACTGCATTACGTTCTCCAACTCCCTGTCCACTGCCATAGGTGCGTCAATGATACCCGAAAACTGACGCTGCACTACATTGTATCTATGAGGCAGGACCGTAACTGAGCCTAAGTTTACGAGATTAACCTGCTGCTCCACTTCTGGGGATTCTGGTTGCAGCAGTATTGAGCTGGACATTGCGGCGGCATCAATCATCTGACACTTCTGCCTGTTCTTCAGTTCAATAACTGGATACATCTTAACACCCAGCCCTTTGACACTGTGGTGCTGTCCGTCCCCTTTGTCGTAATACATTGGGTGAACAACCTGATCCCAGTTGTTGTATTTCCGGATATGCTTGTAGAGAAATTCCTTCCCTTCACTGTTTTCCAAAACAATGAAACAGCTGATCTTTCCTTCAGCCTCACCGTCCTGCGGGTATTCCCTTACATAAACATGAGCTGCACTGATAACTCCGCACTGAGCTGAGTAATGCAGGTCGTTGTTGCGTATGCGCTGTTGATGCCACTCCCAATTCTGCTGTCTCCTAAACTCCTCAGGTCCGGAGTTGATGATTGCTTTACGAACGCAATCAACATTCCACCCCACCTGAGATGCAGCTGATTCATTTTGGATATAGCGGTAAAGCTCGTGAGCTTGAAACCCTCTTCGCACAACAGCAACCTCCCAGTCAGTCGTGTTGCTTCTAGTCCCCTCAGGAAGGAGCAAGTCTCCGGATTTCATAGCTCTCGCACGCCAGCTGGTAGGATTCTCAAACACCATTGGGCCAACACCGAACAGCACCATCTCGTGCTGGCTCAGCTGCATCGTGTAGTCGAATTCACGATCCTTCTTTTGCAAGCGATCAAACTCTTCAGTGATGATGCGGGAGTAATGAACCTTCTCTGAGTCGTTGCCCGTATTCGTCCGGACAGTGGCGTATGTCGGCGTCTCACTGAAGATGTCATAGAAAGCTGTCAGTGAGACCGAGAAGAACGCTTCTGCTTCTCTGAAGTTCACGTTGGCTCTGTATGCTTGGCCTGTTGATCTTAGCTTTGATGGGCTGTAAGGGGGGTTACCATCGACTAGACCCTTCACCTTAGCTCTCACCCTGTTCCGCTCTTCGTCGGACCTGATCATCATATCAACCAGTGACACAACAGATGCGGCGTCAGACATGCGTGACTCTGGCGGGTTGCCCTTCTCATCAATGTTCTCCAGCGGGAGTGTGTTGGATGTGTTCATAGCTTTTTCTTCCAGCAGTTGTCTGGCAACGCTTGGTTCTCTTCTTCTGAAATTGATTTCTGCAACGCATTAACCGGCATCCATATCTGAGCTGCATTGAAGCAGCCGCAGTGTCTGCACGATTTGAGCTGTGAATCCTTTGATGTCGTTTTGCTGCCAGTTACAAAGGATATAACCTTCTTAACAATGCCTTTCGTGCACCCGTTGCACCCTATTGGTTCAACATTGCTTTCGCATGTCGAGCAGACTTCAGCTCGGGATTCAGCTTCGACCTGATCAACCCTTTCGCCGGCAGCGTAAAAGAGTGTCTTCGTAAACCTGACAGCAAGCTCAAGTGTGATTTGTTGATCCCGTTTCGGAATCTTTACATCTTTGTCTCTACAGAAGTCGGGATGCTCACTGCATACATGACTCTCAACAATGTCGTCGATGTTGAACGGGACCGGGATGTTGTTTGCCTTTCGGTGCTCGATCACCTTATTCAGCAGGCCAGCAAATGTGCGGTCGCTCATGTGGTACCCGGTTTCCTCCTGAGTGTAACTAAACCCGCCATGAGGGTGTGTTGTGACTGGTCTGAGTTTCTTCACAGCTTCCTGCCTGTTGGCCCGAACATCTCATGCAACGCATTCAGATTGATGTTCTGCTCGTTATACATGTCCTGAGGCTTTACAGCACTCCTCCTCGGCATCCACAGGCCGGTCCCAAAGTGCATCGCTTTCATATCGCTCGGAGCATTACCATCAGCTACATCGTGATGGTGATAATGAAGTCCCGATATTGCATCCTCCATCCTGTAAGGTGATGCGCCAAAAACATCCTGACAACATAACACGCCTGTCGTGTGGAAGTGCCACGAGAGCCAGTCATCAGACTTCTGATCGCTTGGCTGTTCTAAGTCAAACGTTCTACGTAGCCCTTCAAATGCAAGCTGTTTCATAAGCTCCTGCCCCTTGTCGGACGCAAAGCAAGCGTTCATATACATATTGCGAATCGGGTGAGAGAAGAGCACCACTTCAGATTTTTCAGGGATATACTCACTGAGAGGAACAACTGGACACAGATCACAGTCAACGTAAATGCCTCCAATGTTGAAAAGGATGGCAGCTCTTCTGATATTGCTTTGAGAACCTAATGGCAGTGATTCATAGTGCTCCTTCCATTCCGGAAATAAATCGTAAACATGCTGGTCAGCTTCATCGTGGTTTAGAAAGTAGTAAGTGTATTCCGGATTGAACCTCTGCCACCGCTCAACGCTAACCTTCTCATAAAGCGACAAAGCTTTGTAGCTCCTGTGGATTTGTATGATGTTCTTATCCTTCATGCGAAAGTGTCGTAGTAAATGCTATCGTAACGCTTCACCATCTGGTCCCAGCTACTACCGTTACTTGAGCGCTTCTTGGCTGTAGCATACCCACCGATGTGACGAGCCATTTCAACCACGATTGCGACAGCGTCAGCTAAGTCAGGAGACTTGCCAGTGCGGGCTTTCATATCGGCTTTTCGCTCGATGATGGTCATACGCTTCTCGTCGTCAAACATTCTGCTACAGAATTCCACAGCTGAGTCGATACTCATCCCTCGCAACTGCTCATTGATTACCCACTGCCTCACGCTGAACCAAAGCTCAGTCACCTTATTGGCGTAAACATCGCTGCTCTTACGGTAGTCTTCAGGTGATACAGGCCTGTCGCTTGCTTTCCCGCCGAACTCGACGCGATGGATGGCTGGACTCCACACCTTTGAGAGAATGTCGCACAGGCCACCACCTTCACCTGTGGCGTCAATAGCGAGTCTGTTAGGTGACACCTTATACTCCTCACACAGAGTCTTCACCCTGTTGGCAATCTGGAAATGCACCGGCTCAGATGATTGAGCGTTGATCTCAATGATCTCGCTGTGCTCCATCTGAATTCCCATCTTCCCGTTATCAAAGTCACCGTAACGTGCGAACTGAATCACACACCTGTCACCACCATTGAAAGCTGGATCAAGCCCAGCAATCATCTCGCTGCGACTGACGAACGTAGCTGGATGTGTGGCTTTGTATTTCTCAACCAGACTCTCGCTAAGGACTGTTTTGCACACCCCTTCCGGAGCCCACATGCCTCGTGTGTATTTCCAGAACTTAGGCGAATCTACACCATCATATTTCTGTGCCTGCTTGATCTGGTCTTCATTGATGAGGTAGTCGTATTTGTTTTTGCCAGCAAGCATGTTGGGGGACTTCATCCCGTCAAACCGAACGCATACACCTCTCTCAGTTTCCCATTCCTCATCCTCAACGCTTACTGATCCCCATCCATTCTTAGGCGTGGCGAACCTGCCGTGCTGATCAAACTTGCTGTGAGGGTTACCAATGGCGAGGAACTTGAACTCTCGTGTTCCTTTCTGAAGATTGGAGCAAGCTTCAAAAGCTGCTTCAGGTGTGTCTGTTGCTTCGTCAACGATGACAAATGTGCGCGGTGAACGTATGCCCTGAATGTTTGCAACAGCTTTGGACGTAGCACCATCGAGCACTGGTATAGCGAAGATTGCGTGCTTATCGTCACCTCTGATAGCTTGCAGCGTTGTCTTACTGTCAACCATATGCGCTGGGTATCCACCTTTGGCAGTTCGATACAGCTCCTGAATCACAGGCCAAGCACGCTTGCGGATCATCTTAGCTGTGGTGGAGGTGAGTATGACGGAAGTGTTCAGCGGGTCTGCTGCGAACCATATCATCGAGAATAGACTCGCTCCGAATGTTTTGCCGCTCGCACCACAACCAGCCCAGCATGTCCACTGCTCATCACAGAGGCACTCAATCATCCGTTCAAGCCACGGGTTCCAACTGAGTTTAGGCCACATGATGTCGGCAACATTGCGGCAGTGCTGGTATCTGCCCAAGCCTCCACGCTCAACAGGAAGCCCGACTTTAAACGCAAATAGCTCCAGCTCAAGTTCATTGAGCTGTATATCGAAGGCGAGATTGTATTTGTGCTTAATCAAATGCTTGACAGCTAAGTTGCGTGAACTGCCTATGGCTCCTATAGGGTAACCCCTACCTTCATATCAGGGCTAACCCTGATATGAAGAAGGTAATACCCCTTAACTCATAATACTTGTCAAGCAATGACTGTTACTCTGAACAAAACCTCCGACTGCTGCGATCCCGTATGTGATACAACTGTCGTGAACACACCCGGTCCAGCCGGCAATGCTGGAGCTGCTGGTGCAGCCGGCAATGATGGCACTGATGGAAAGAACGGTTACTCGCTGACAACAAGCAACTTTACGATACCGAACGTAGGGAATGCTGTTAATGTCTACGTTGACAATACGACCATATGGTCAGCAAACGCTTACTGCTATATCGAAGGTTCCGGACATTATCTTATAGCTGGCAGAGGTGCTTCACACATCACTGTTGTTCGCCTCGGCTACCCAACCGACACAGGGGTCACTGGTAACACGGTAGCATCAGGCGCAACAGTCGCTCCCGCTGGGGCGAGAGGTGCTGCAGGTGCGTCTGGTTCGCTTGCCCTCCTGTCTGCTAAGGCGCAACTGCTGACACACACGGGCTCGGCTCAGGTGGCACTCAGCGGTGGTGGTGATGACACCTATGCGCTGTTTAACAAATCCTCCGCTGCAACCGGCTTAGCGTGGCGCAAGCCTGCATTCACTGACTTCTCTGATCAGTTGGATCTGACCAGCCAAGTTAAGAACAAGCTCCCGTTAACGGATCTAGATAACGCAGGAGGGGCAGTTGGCGACATTGCTTACTGGAACGGGACAAGCTGGGTGAAGCTCTCAGCTTATGGTGCTGAAGGTAAGTTTTTTAAAATCTCTGGAGGTATCCCTACCTACGCTGATCTCGGTGTCACAGCGTTGAGCGTTGGTGCGAGGGCTGATATTGAGGTTACAACATCAGCATCGAACATCACAGGCTCTACCGCAACGAACGCAACTAACATTGCTGCAAGCGGTGCGCTCACTGGTGCTGTCGGTGGAACACTCACATGCACGCTGGTGTTCACTTCCGCTCTAAGCACAGCAAACCCAATCATCGTTGCAAACTTCAAGCACGATTCGTCTGCGTCATTTCAGCCTGTGCAGATTGTGTCAACCTCAGTGAACAGTGTTGAGATGCATATTGACGGAACATCGCTTCCTTCACCTTTCACTCTTTATTTTGCTGCCTTAGTGTAATGCCGGTATTTGATTCACAACGCATCAGTGATGGGTTCATGACGCTGGAGAGAGGCGTTGATGGAGGGAAAGCCTCTAGCCTACTGCCCCGCAATCAGCTTAGCTCTGCGGTTAATGTTACAATGCGAGGCGGCTTTGCCAAGACCAGACCAGCGTTCAACGATATGCCGCTCACCTTTGCTGCCGGCACGTCTCAGGATGCTGATCAAATGGAGTCACGCTTTAAGACTGGTCTGTTTCAGGGAGCTTCTGCATACAAGTCTGGCGGCAGCTCTTACATCATCTGCTCTGTTGCTGGCTACATTTACAGAATTGACCTGAGGACTGGCGTTGTGAACGACATTACGCCGCTGTCATCGAACAGGACTCCGGACCCCAATTCATCCCGCATACGGGTAGCTTACTTCCAACAGGCTGAGCATTATCTCATCATACAGGACGGCAGAAACCGGCCCATTATCTTTGATGGTGCGAACTGCCGCCGCTCTGACATTGGCGCAAACGAAGTCCCTACCGGAACAGCAATGGCTTACGGTGGCGGCAGGCTGTGGGTGGCACGCGGTCGTGAGTTTGTTGCGGGCGACATTGTTGGTGGTCCTACTGATGTGATCAAGTTCACTGAGAACACTTACATCAATGAAGGTGGTGCATTCGCTGTGCCACTGGACACAGGTGACATTACGGCTATGAAGTTTATGAACCAGCCTGACACCAGCTTGGGTCAGGGGGAATTGCTGGTTCACACGGCAAACGCCATCTTTGCTGTCAATGTGCCGGTTGATCGAGACTCGTGGAAGAATGTCGAATACCCCACCGTTCGGATCGTTGCTATCAGCTACGGCTCTGTTAGTGATCGCAGCTGCGTGCTGGTGAATAGTGATATGTTCTACCGATCCCCGGACGGCATCCGAAGCTACGTCAGTAGCAGAAGAGAGTGGCAGCAATACGGGCAGATACCTGTGAGCAGAGAGGTGAACCCTTTCATTGCTCAGGACACACAGGCTGACACTTACGAAACCTCAAGCGCAGTTCTGTTTGATAACAGATTACTAGCAACCGTATCTCCCCAGAGGCACGACAGTGGCACCTACTACAGGGGGCTGGTTGTGATGGACTTTGATTCAGTTGGTGGCAGCGGCGATAAGATGCCGCCAGTGTGGGATGGTTTGTGGACTGGTTTGAAGTTTCTTCAGCTCATCAGCACTGAGGTTGATTACGAAGATAGGTGCTTTGCTTTCCATCTGGACACCGAGAACAGCTGTGGAATTCAGCTGTGGGAGATTACGCGGAACGGAAGGAAGGACAACGGGACTACGGACATTGCCTCATTTATTGAGAGTTCCAGTTTCTCTTTTGAGAACCCGTTTGAGATGAAGTCGCTGGAGTATGGCGAGATGTTCGTGGATGAACTGAAAGGCAATGTTAGCTTCGACATTAAATACAAGCCGAACCAATACCCTGTGTGGGTAGACTGGAATTCTTTCAGCGAGTGTGTGAAGTATGAGAACTGCACTCCGGACTCAGGCTGTCTGACGTTTAACAATTACAAGCCGCAGTATAGGACGAGGATGTTAATACCTCAGCCAGCTGACGACTGTGAGTCTACCAATGGAATGCCAATGAGAAAAGCCTACGAGTTCTCTGTGAGAATCGGTTGGACCGGTGATGCTCGTATTAAAGGATTCAGGCTGCACGCTTACCCTGTTGTTGAAGAGCCTTACAGCGGATGCATCACAACCACTTGTTCATAGGATATGAGTCAGAAAACATTAACGGTAGAGTGTAGCGACATCACAGACCAGAGCCCTTTTGCATTCTCCTCGACAGTGGACGTGGATGAGTGCTCATCAGGCACGCAATTCTCTCTCACCGTTTTAAGCGGTGACGCTGACAGCCCGATGGTCACAGACCTCGGTGAATACATTGTGATAGGATAATATATGCCAACTAATCAATCAGTCATTCTACAGAAGGGGACAGTTCCACCTGACGCTTGCTTCAATAACGTGAGCGAGCTTTACGATCTGTTCATCGGCACTACCACTGCATATGTGAACGGCAATTACTCACTGTTTAACTACGGTGAGAACAAGCCTTCTACCGACGACACTGACAAGCCGTGGATTCGCACTGTCGGAAACCTGCCTGACAGAGTTTATGTGTATGCCAGTGGTTACTGGCTTTCAAAACATCAGACACCAGCTGGCGGAGATGAGCGAAGGATATGGGTTGGATCACTGGTAGACCTAAAGACATACGATGGAGGAGCTGATGAGGATGTTAATGATTTCAGTGGTCCGTTTTGGGAAGTAGATGAAGGGCTTGCCGCAAAGTTTCCGGTTGGTGTCGGTGAGTTTCCTTCGGGTGCGGATGTTGCCATCAATGGGATCGGTGGTTCTGAAACTGTTACATTGACCTCAGACCAACTACCGAATCACGAGCATTTGGGAGAAGCTTACTATCGTGCTGTAGCAGGACCGGCGTCTACTTCAGATCCTTCGGGTTTAGCGGACGCTACATTGCATGAAAATAGTGGTCACACCACTAACGCTAGTTACAACAACTTTAATAAAGCAGGAGTAATAACAACATCAATGACGGGAGCTTCCGGTCAGGCCCACACGAATCTGCCTCCTTATTACGGTGTTTACTTCATCAAACGCACTGGCCGCATATACTACGCTATCAAGTAATGAAGACCACCTTAGCTACAGCAAAGTCCCGAATCGCTAAGCATCTCAACCTTTGCGAGACGGATGCCCGCGTTACGGAATACATCAATGAAGCTCAGCGCAGACTGATTGAGAGCGGGAAGTGGAAGGGGACATATGGAAGGTTCACGTTGTGCGCTACTGATGGTTGCATTGTGTGGCCGCGTCAGATTGAAACCATTGAAACCTTTGCCATAGACAAGACACCGGGCACAGTTCGTAACGGATGGTTTGAGTTTTTGGAAAGCGGTTACGGCTTACAGACTGATGAGTGTGGTTCTAGTGGCCAGCTCATAGACAGGGGGGAAGTCCCTACTTACCGAAGCATGTCTGGCAATGGGAAGCCGGTGCGTGTGTATGCGTTCTTAGAGGCTGACGCAGGAAAGACCATTACCATTATGGGGTATGACTCCAACGGTAATTGGGTGCGCACTCTGAAGAGCGGTTCCGGAGCAACAGCTGTTTATCAGGATGGTGAAGTGGTGACATTGAATAACGGGTTTGTCGATACAGCCACGAGCTTCCAGTCTATTACCGGAGTTCTGAAGGATACCACTGAGGGTAACATAATGCTTTATGAGTTGGTTGATGCAACTCCGACCCTTCTGGACCTCGCTTCGTATGAGCCATCAGAGACAATACCGAGCTACAGGAAGTCGCTGATACCGAATCTATCTGATTGCGGGACATGCACTGAAGGTAATGTTGGGACTGTGTCTATCACAGTGATTGCGAAGCTTCGATTTATTGAGGCTGTCAGTGATACGGATGTTCTGCTGATCAATGATCTTTACGCCATTAAGAATATGGCGATAGCTATCAAGATGGAAGAGAACCGGGACTTTGCAACAGCTGCTGAGTATCGCACTCTGGCTGTTGAATCTTTGCGCAATCAGTTAGCCAACTACCACGGTGACGGAGTAGTCCCCGTGCTGCGTATGACCAACCTCGAAACCCACGGTGGCGGTGGGATAGAAAGCGTGATTTAAAATTATGTTTGGAGCAATGATGGGAATAGGTGCCGTTGCTGGGATAGCTGGCGGCTTAATGAAGAAGAAGCCTAAGATACCTACATACAAGCCAGTCGATCAAACAGCTGAGCAGGAAGCTGCCATTGCAGCCAACCTAGCCAGCTTTGATAGTGCGAAGCAGCTCGCTGATCAGACTACGATGGCAGATCAAGATCGTCTTGACTCAATACTGGCCCGCACTATGCCTAACTATAAAGAGATGTTGGCAGGGTCTGGGCGTGCTATTCAGGACATGATTGCCGGCAATCTGCCGAACGCTGATCAGAACGTGCTGATGCGCAAAGCTGCTGAAAGAAGTGGCGCACTGGGTATTGGTGGCAGCTCTGCTGGTAGGAAACTGACAGCTCGTGACTTGGGTTTGTCCAGCCTACAGATGACTCAAGCTGGTCTTAACTCATTCAATGCTTTGTCCAGCAACCTCAGGCAGAATTACACTGTGAACCCGATGTCAACAGCTTCAATGTATGTGACACCATCACAATGGATATCCAATGCGATCAATGAGAATCAATTCAGTTATAACGCACTGACCCAAAAGCGTATCAGCGATGCCAACAACAGCACAATGAGTCGGCTTGGGAACAGCTTGAGTGCGTTGGGTGGTACAGCATTTGGAGCTGGAGCGCAGGGGATGGCGATGAAGGGCATGTTCGGGCAGACAGGTAATACACCTAAACCGGCATAACACAATAAACATTATGGCAGAACCTACAGACTACTTTTTACAGGGTGCAAACCTCGGGATGAAGGCAGTGCAAGCTGGTGCTCAGATGGATCAGTTTCGCACTAATCTCGCTGAGCGTGCGCGGCAGTTCAACGAAGGGCTGGATCTTCAGAGAGATCAGGTGAACGCCGCCATTGCTCGTGATAATGCCTACTTGAAGAAGCTTGAGTTTGACCTGAAGACGCAGAGTGATGCGTTTAATAGGGAGGCTATAGAGCTTGAAGAGCTGGATAAGTTTACAGCTCTGATCAATAAGGAATACACTGAAAACGCGCCAAGCCTGTCCCTGCCTCCGTCTGGACTAACGGGTGAGAGATTTGAGATGGCTATGTCGGTGAGGGAAGCAGCTTACGCATCTCAGAAGCGCAGCCTTCAGTATCAAGCCGTCTCACAGGACAGGGCTGATGAGATGGATTTGATTCGCAACTATGGGCTTCCTGCCAACTGGGAGGATTACGGGGAAGACGGGATGTCTTTCATGCAGGCGGCACGGGACAGAAGGAGCATGACGGAGGCTGACGCCATAGCTTCAAAGTATGGCACAACTGCGGCAGACGTAATTCAAGCAGACCCTTCAGTTAGCTCTGTTCAACTCTCCGACTATAAAGGCAATCTGAATAAAGCGTTATGGGAAGGCATCGTTCAGCGTGTTACTGGGCGCACGAAATCCGCCCCTTCCAGACAGTCGGCCAGACAGTCTGACTACTTGAAAATCGTTAAACAGGCTACAGAGCTGGCAACCACTGAGGACGTGGATGGCAGCAAAACTGTGAACGGAGAGCTGAGGCGTCAATGGATACAGCACCTGCAAAACCCTGATCAGTATCCTGCCCCAGAGGGTCCAGACAGGGAAGATGTGTTACTGAAATAAAACAAACAAGCTATGCCATCCAAAACGCTGTCCAGAATCAGGAAAAAATATCCTCAGCTTAACGATCTTTCTGATCAGGAATTAACTCTGCGCATCGGTGAAAGGTTGCCCGACCTTCTGGAGCAAGATGCTGAGCTCGCATCCGAATACAACAACTACAAAAACCCCGCAGGTTTTGTAGAGAACTTCACCAAGTCAGCCATTGCGTCTACTGTATTTGACAATGCTGCTGCTGGCTTCGGTGTGCTTGAAACAGTGTCTAAGCCGTTCAGTGATGAAATGTCTAAGCGGATGAGGCAGCTGTCTGATCGGGCTGCGGAGGAAGGTGCTGAGCTGAGAGAGACGGGTGACATAGCTTTCGGCATAGGATTTGACCGTGGGGTGAATCAGGATGCGTGGGCATCAAAGCTTGGCAGCGGTGCGGGTAGCTTGGTTCCAATGCTTGCCACCGGCGGTGCCGGGGCAGCTGTTGGGCTAACTGCCAGAGCTGCTTCTGTGGCTGGGATGGCTGTGGCAACGCTTCAATCTTATGGTTCCACTTATCAGCAGGCACGGAAAGGTTACGAAGGGCAGGGCTTGCCTGCTGAAGAGGCAGCTTCGAAGGCTACTCTGCCTGCCGCAGCGCAAGCTACATTGGACGCTGTTCTGATGGGTGCTGGCGGGAAGGTTGCAAACAAGCTCGGGCTCACTGATCTTGAGAAACTTGCCACCACATTGCGAAGCAAGCCTGTCAGAGAGTCTGTTGAGTCTGTTGCCAAAGCTTCAGGGCTCAAGAGGCTTGTTGGAAGTGGCGTTGTCGAGGGCGCAGAAGAAGGTGCATCCGGATTCATTGGCTCTTACGTGATTGCCCGCCATTCATACGACCCGACAGTTACACTTGAGGAGTCCATTGGTGAAGCTTGGGATAGTTTTACCGTGGGTGGTGCGCTGGGTAGTGCGGGTGATGTTGCTCGCCGTGTTATTCAGCCTAAATCACCGGAAGAACTGGCCAGACGAAACACTATCCGGAAAGTAGCACCGGCAACTGCCGCCAAACTGGACGAGAATGACACACGCAACGCTCTGATACCGGATGAAGCTGCTGTGGTTGCCGATACTCGGGCTGAAGCGGCGCAGCGCAGCGTTACAGTGGACACTGAGCGCGGGAAGATTGTCGAAGAAGCCAGAGAAGATGGAAAATTGCCCCTATGGTGGGACCGATATGACAGCGAAGGAGTTGATTCAAGCGGAGAAGTGCCGACAGGCTTACGTTACGCGGATCAAGAGACGGTCGATAAGTTTATCGAAACGCAGGAAGCTTATAATGAGTTCTTGCAGTTCCAAATATCGGAGACGGAGGGTGGTTTCGAGGTTTACAAAGGGGACAAATTGCTTACTACCACCGAAACTAAGGAGGAGGCTGATCAGTTCGTGCGTCAGGCAGCTGTTTCGGCAGCTCCGGAGAGTGTTCGCAAGCAGATAGAAGCTTACAAGCAGCTTACCCGCACTCTTTCGGCTATTGATGAGCGTGAGAAACGCTACAAAACCACTCTGGAAACCTCCAAGCAACAACAATCCGAGCGTGACAGCACTGTTGAGCAGCCTGTTTCCGATGAGGACATGCAATTTGCAGCTCAGGCACTGGGTATTCCGGCGGAAGAGTTGCCATTTACGGGTATTGCCATCACGCAGCAGATGGTTGATGAGCTTCGTTTCGCGCCTGAAACCGGTTTGACTAAGTTTATTCAGCAGGCAGAGGCTCAGAGAGAGCTTCAAGCTGAACAAGTCAGGCAGATTCCTGTTCAAGTGTCGCAGGAATTGAGGGCTCAGGAGGCAGAGGTCGAAAACCTGAAGAATCAGGCAAGAGCCATTACTTCCCGTATCGAAGCTTTACCAGACAGTGAGCGCACTGAGCTTCCTGCATCCACCCCCAGAAGCTCTCAGGACTTGTCTGAGTTCGTTGAGATAGCTTTAGCCGGGGGTAGCTTAAACCAAACACAGCGATTGATTGTTGAAAAGTTGCAGGACCGTAAGTCTGCTCTCATTGTCGGTAGTATTGGTGAGACAAACCCTGACACTGTTGATGCTACCATCGCTGAGATTGAAGCCATTGATCGCAATCTCGCCAATGTGCTTCCCGTTAGCATAACACCTCCTTCCGGTTTACTTTCTTATCAGGATTTACAGCAGATGCAGCAACTGGTGAGTGAGCCGCCACGACCGAAAGCTGTGGAAACTGACGCGCCGCCGGCAATTGTTGTTGATGGTGTATCGGTGAGCGGTGGCGAGTTAAGCAATGACCTGTCGTCTAAGCTGAACAAAGCCATTAAAGCTGTTGAGAAGCGA